ACCGTATAGTTCGTAGATGTGTCCGGCAAAGTGGATGACGATGGGAGGCTCGTGCCAGGTTCGCTCGAATTGTTTGTCTTTGGAAACAAGGTCAATAACCTCCATACATTAATTACCGTTAATTGGGTTGGATGTAGCGCTGTCCTTTTAGTGGTGCGACAATTTGATAGCCGACTAATCTAAATGTAGCTTCATCATAGTCCCATATCATGAGCTGATACGAATAGCCCACGCCCTGATGAATTGGAGCTTTAAACAATTGATACGGTTGGAACTGCTGCGCCGACGGTTGGATGTCGAAGCTCGCGTCATCCCAAACCAAGTCGGAGAATCCGTATATATCACTCGTGGTTGCGCCGCTTTCGTCATTGCTGTAAATTACCGTGAAGTTACAATCCAGACGTTGAGTATATAGACCTAGTAGCTGAGCGGGGTCCTGACTGTCGTTACTGTTGACATAGGAGGGCTGGTACAGTACCTGACCAAATTGGTTGTCCATAAACGCATAAGCTTTAAGGACACGCTTGAATGCAGGCAATTGCTGCTGTGTGAACATTGGGGTCGTATAGATAGCTAGGTATCTCTGTCCGTATTCGACAACAGCATTCGCAGCAAGCGCCACGTTAGCCCCAGAACTTGCACCCCCAGTACCAGCAGGAGGAGCGGTGGTAATGCTAGAGATAAGCCCGGTACTGCTGACACTGTAGCTACCTGTGAGTTGTGAGCTTGGTCCGCCGACTGGGACGTTGTCAACGAAGACGAATGAATAGTCGTCATTACCGTTACCGAATGCTGAAGGTGCAGTTACAGGGTTAGGTGGTGACAAGCTAATAGTCAACGTAGCTCCGGCTCCAGGGTCTGCCGCTAGGTACAGGTCGCCATTAGGTAGCTTAAAGTAGTCTTGTTGGAAATTAAGCGTAACTGTTTGGTTCCCAGTTCTCGCGCTGTTTAGGGTGACAACTAGGTCATTAACATCCGTTGTCGGGTGGACAAAGAAGCTGCTTAGCTTTCCAGTTTTGCTAAAGGCGATGGGATAGGTAAGCTGTTTTGCTGCGGTTGTGTAGCTGATGCTAGGGACGGGGGGTAGTTGGTAAGTGTCACCGACACCTGTGGCAATTCCCGCTTGGTGCCAGTCAATGTAACGAGGACCATTGAATTTGAAGAAGACAGTGTCACTTGGCACGTTACTGCTTCGCAACCAGCTTCCAATTGCTCCGAAGTTGATGCCATTACCCCTGTCAACATATTCACCAGCGTGGCTGCAACTGAATCCGCTAGGAGTGTCGTACTGTGTCCAACTGTCTCTATATGTGTTGTAAACATATAGTTCCCGTGTTGTTGAAAGTTCTCCAAGCGTCGCTGCGCCAACATAGACAAGTCGGTCGGTTGAGCTGAACCTGACCCAAGGGAGTAGTTCATAAGCTGGGTTGAGTGTTACTCCGAAACGCGTCCTTATCTTAACACTCCGTTCAATGGGCTTATATTCCTGGTTCTCTATCTGTGGCAGTAGGTCATACAGCCCAGTATCAGACAAATACATTACTGACACGTCTGTCTTAACTATGCATTGTTCGTTGCAAATTCCAACGTTACCAAGGTAGTTGGCATTACGGTTAGAAAATGTAATAGGTTGTCCTGGTCCGCCGTTGAGACGGTAGACAGACTTGCGACACATGGCGAACAGGTAGCCTTGGTGTTCAACACAAGTTACTGTTCTGTCGTTAGCGTCAAGAGGTAAAGTAACGGTAAATGGTGAAGTAGCAGCAGTCTGTGTAGAGTCAACTTGATAGAAAGCATAGTTAAAACCTAGACCTAATGAGTCATAGACGATGCTAAACAACAGAAGCATAGGGTTATTAGCAAACCCGCCCCAGACCAGACGCCCCTGATAGAAGGCGACACTTCTAGGGAATATGCCAGAGTTATAGTCCGCAAACTGACCGAAACCATAGGCTGTTATAATCCCCCCGTCTAAGTAGACATTATTCGTAGTCTGTGCGTTACTACCGACATAAGTAGGCTGTGTGTCAATTACCTGTACTCGCGACTGAGCTGGAATGCCTAGGGTGCTGGCTTCAAAGCCAATGTAAGTATAAGGAGTGTTAGTAGTTGTAATTAACGTACCGCTACTGTTGTAGACGGTGTATGACTTATAGATTAGGTCGTTACCTGCACCGTTCTGTATGGACTGTGCTTGTGCTACACCGTCTACCAGCACTAGAGTATTAGCTACAGTTTGTCCATTACCAAATAGAAAGCCTGTCTGTCGCTTACGTATAAACGACACATTATATGCCGTGCTGCCGTCGAGCGCACCAAAAGTAACGTCAAACGGGGACGGGTTAGTGAATGCAGTACTACCAGCAACATAGTACTGACCGTCGCTAAAGCTATACTGTGTAGCCGTACTAGGCTGATTATTGCTCTGGTAAGTGAAGGTGCTATTCCTGGTATTGTTCTTGTAAACATTAATTACAGCTGACGGATTGCTAACGTTGGGACTGTCAAGGTTACTGTTAATTGTTGACGGTACAGTGACGTTAACATCGAAGCCTATATTAGCGTTAGCTCTGACACTGTCCTGGTAGTAGCTGTTCCCTAGCCAGTATGTCCCTTCTGCCCACCATTGCCAGCTAATGAAGTCTACTACGACAGTGGAAGTTCCCGAAGCCGGGAAAGCAGGTAGGTTATTAATTGTAAGACTTCCTCCTGCGTAAGACACACTCCACCCTGTTTGCCTAACTCGGTTGACATAGACAAGCAGGTTTGAAGTAGAAGCGTTAGTGTATCTAGTAGCGTTTGTGATGGTGACACTTGTCTGACTTGTGTTGGCGAAGGTTTGCTGTTGTTCTGTAAACTTTAACTGTACTGGCGTATTGACACCGGTTGCAAATATTATGCGCGGTTCTACTTCCGACGTGAGAATATACGACGGACGGACGCCACTAGCTGCCGCAGTCCATACGTTAGCTTTCGACATAACCTGAGTGGCAGTGTCATTAACGACCTCATAAATGTTAAGACCCGTTCCACTCTTGACAACAACGAGGTTGAACTGAAGACCAGTCGTAACCGGAACCATAACAGAACCAACGCAGGAAGCACCACTGTTATAGTTAAGTACGTGGGTGCCCTTTCGCTTAAATACAGCCCCACTAATGTCAGTAATACAGTTGAGTAAAATAGGGCTGTCTTCATACGGGAGATTGGTCGGGGTCGCGACGACATTGAGACCTCCAAAGTTATTAGAAAGTATAGCCGTGTCGTTTTCGACCTGGTACGAAAACGCACGGCGTTCATAGTTTTGTGTTTCTGACACTGGCTACCTCCTTAGAATAGACGCGCTCTGCGGTAGCGGAACATGGTAGCCGCGTCAGTTGGCATGTTCCTTTCCCTGTCTCTGAACTGCTGGGTCAGAATTTGGTACTGCTGCATAAAGAACTGCGCCGCATTCTGGTCGTCCAAATGCTGCATACACATAACCTGACTACCCCTATAGTAGAGCAGCTGCAAGAACCGCTCTGGCATGGGGAACGTGTCAGTCGGGTTTGTCGGGGACACTAGGGGCTTAATTACGTAGAACTGTATTTGCGCCTGACCCTGTGCCCCCGTCGGATAAGGGTTTAGTCGAAAGGTATTATAGCCCCCAGCAGCCGTGTACATTCTGGGGACAAGTCCCTGACCTGAGTTAAGTGTGCTGTCGTCATAGCCGACGAGCGGCAAGCTGTCGAAGTCTGGAGGGTTAACGTAGCCGACACGAGCAAATCCATTGCTGGCAGTAGTAATACCAGCGGAATTACTGCCAGTTCCAATAGCGGTAGTATTACAAGTAATGGCTTTAAGCCTTTGTATGTCACCGAGGTAGGCATTTTCATTTGACCAACTTAATGCAGGAATGATGTTATACTGCCATGACCACTCATTCATGTTGGAAAGTTCCTGAGTGGCGTCACGAAGTACTTGAGCACATTTCGCAGCAGTCGGACTGGTAAGGTTGGTGACACCTCTTTCGCCTATGGTAGCCAAGACAATGTTCACCGCCCCTAGGAGGTTTGTCGTGCTGGAGACTGTCTGGTTAGTGGCTGCCATAAGACCTCACGTTGTAGGTAGTCCTAAATTATATTTTGTACTCAGGTAATTACGCGCTGCTAGACGAGTAGTACTATCATTTACTGAATAAAACAATATAGCTGCAATATTTATGACTATGAAATTATTGTCTGGGTCTTGACCAATGTATAAATATTTTTGCCCAGAAGCGGAAGCTGTTCTAG